GGGTTTGCGGCTATAATACTGATCGGCAATCTTGCTTCCGCGCTGGAACGTGCGTTCCTCAATATTACGCTGCTCTTGCTCCTGCCTGAATATAACGTCTTGCTCTTTTAATTGAGCCTCACGTCTACGGCGCTGTTCCTCTGATTCCGCACGACCTTCACCAGCGCGACGGGCCGCAGCTTCTTCGGGCGTCTCACCACCCAAAATAGGTTTGATTTGCGTAACAGGCACAGTTGTTGGCTGGGGTTTGTAGCCACCATATTTTTTCAAGAAAGCTTCGTCGTCAGCTTGTGCCATGTTCAATCACCATATCTTCCGCGTGAATTGCTTACATCAGGAGCCTTGCCCCAGCCGGGGAAGGTTATGTGTATTGTACCTTTATTGCTGGGGATCGCCTTAGCACCGGGATACATACGGCGAACAGTCGCAATCGCTTCTGCTGTCGACATTCCCTTGGGTGGGAAAAAGTCTAGAGCATCGCCTTTCGGATGAGATCCACCCCTTGTCTTTGTCAATCCTTGGGCGACCAATGCTTCTTGATGCTTTTGAGTCCTGAAGCCACTGGTTGGTTCAAACCCAAGCTTTCCCAGATCGCCAATAGGATTGATGTTACTGCCCTTGAAAGGTGCCAGACGGCTTTTCCGTCTGACCTCCTTCCTTGAGGGCTTTGTTTGCAGAGCCTGATCCAAACACCTTTTCAAAAGCTGCTGGTGTAACCCTGCCAGCCTTTAGGTCTGCAATTGCATCTGCAGGAATAAGGACTGGTATATCTATGTCTTGCGATCCCCTTGCACGCGCTTCAGCGGCGGCTTGCCTAATTTGAGAATTAAGAACAACACCAACACCTGGAACGGTTGTTGTGTCAGTGTATTCATACGCCTCTTTGTAAGCATCTGGATCAAATTGCCTTAACAATGAACGCGCTGCAAAATCGTCATTCATTTTTGGATTGAGAGCCATTTGAGCAGCCGCGTCAAACCTCTCAGCAATGTCCAGCCGATTTGAATTTCTTGCAGACTGTGCGCCGCTTGCGTAAATTTCTGATATTTCCTGATCGGTTCTGCCACTACCCCTTGCGATGATTGCTTTCTGCAAGATCGAACCATAAGTGCGCTTATCAGACTCGCTCAGGCTTTTTGCAAACCTATCAATGTCTGCGCCATATTCCCGAAATTCTGCATACAAGTCACTTAGCTTTTCAGGCGATGGGTCTTTAGCTACCTCTCTTGCGCGTAAAGCATATTGGTTTGCACGATCAATTTTTGCCTGCTCTGCTGCCGTTTGCGCGGCAACTTGATCCCTTTCGGTTCTGATCTGCTGTTGCCTTTGAGCCATCTGCAAGCCAGCAAGAAACGACTCCTGCGGAGATGCAATGCCTAGAGAATAATCAAAAGGTTGAACCATTTTTAGAGACCCATTGATTTTTGAGCAGACATGCCGCCGAGGGTTGTAAGAAGATTAAACGGCTGGGCGAATGCTCGACCCATGCCCAGTGCCGATCCAGCGCGTGCAGCACCAGCTTGAGCAAGCAGATCAGATATAGAACTAGCAGCCTGCATCCCAGACGTTCCGACGCCAGCAGCGGACTGTTGGCCTAGTGCGGTCATGCCACCGAGGCGATTATATTGCTGTTCAAGAAACTGATTTAAAAGCTGCGGGCGAAACTGAGACAGTGCGCCTTGCAGATTGCCGCCACGAAGACCACCAGTTGCAGATGCTTGCTGAAGCATTGCCTGTTCGCCCTGCTGGGCTAATGCCTGAAAGATTGGGCTGCGCTCTTGGGCGGCAACATATTCGGCTTGTGCTTCAGGGCCTGAAAGTCCCAATGCAGCCATCTGTTGTTGCAGTGCAGGGCTACCAGCCGCAACAAAGGGCTGAAGCAAAGTGCGAAGTTCTTCACGGGCAGCGCGGGTCTCAGCGACGCCAGCGTTCGCAGCCTGAGTTTGATATTTGCCAGCCTGCTTTGCCGACATTGCGCCGATGGCTGAACTGCCAAGCGCACCAACGCCCAATGCAATAGCTGCTGCGGTTCCGATTGCCATTATATAAGCCTCTTAATGAATGAATGCTCGCTCGGCCTGTAACCATCACGGGCATATAACCTAGCCATTTTATTACCGTTCAAAAGATCAATCGACTTCATCTGAATCGACGATGCACCTCGATCTTGAGCCTCTTTTTCCATCGCCTTTTTCAATTTCCTACCAATCCCAACGTGTTTGGAATCTGGATCAGACCACCAAAAAAGTTCTTCGGCAGATAGGTGCAAATGATTAAAATAGACAGGGCTAAGGATCAGCGAGCCAAAGGACACAAACTTACCATCAACCTCTGCGACCATGCAGACAAAGTTTGGCTGACCGATAAAATGCTCAAGGGATGCAACGCAGTCACCAATGTTATAATTGAATATGTCCGCCCAAGATGCTTGTTCGTGGAATCTGAATCCAAGAATGGCGATCTGTTCAGCGTCCTCAGTTACAGCATGGCGGATAACAGGCACACCAAGCGGTTCACCATCTGATGAAGATCCGCTAAAAGTGTTCTGCTGATGCGTCATTCAAACCCCTTTGAGGTGAGCCACCGGCTGCTCGATAACGCTCGGTGACCAACACATATCACAATCTGCTTGTCTTTGGCAATTAGTCCTCTTCTTCCTCGCGTTCCTCCCAGGCTTGGCAGGATCGAAGGTCATGACAGATGAAGTTGAAACGATCACAGTAGCCACGGAATCCGGCTTCCACGTCCCACTGGTTCCAAGGGATGCGCTCCATCTTGGCTTGGGTCATGGTATCATTCATATAGTAAGAACAGTTCGAGCAGCGACGGCGACGGGCTTCAGCCTCATCCACCTGCATGGCCTTGCCTAATGCAATCCAATATTCAGGGTTAGCGCCGCGCTCGTTGCTGGGCTTTTCAGGGCCAAGCATCCAATCGGAGATTACGACCTGCGTGTTCTTCTTGTTTTCCGAGGCTGTGATAAACGGCTCGCTCTCGCTTAGACCGTTGAAGCCTTCCATGATGAACATTGGCTTTTTCATTAGCTTATTTCCCTACCTGAAGCGCGGATGTTGATCGTTGAAGCGGTTCCAGCGATTGTCGAGATAAAGCCACCGCTTGCAAGCACCTGGCCGACCAATTCGGGGAAGGTATAGGTCTCGGCGGGTTGAAGCGTCTTGGTCTTAACGATCAGGTTATCATTTCCCGCGCTGCCAAGCACAGTGACAAGGTTGACGCTGATCGTCGCTGCTGCCGTGTTGTAATTGGTGGCCGTGAACTTGTCGATGATCGTGGTCACGTTGGTCGCGGTATATTGCGTTGTCTGGGCATTCTCGGCGGTCTTGGCCGGAATTAGAACCTTCGTTGAAACAGCCATGTTAAACCTCCAAGGAACTTACGTTGTCCGTCACTGTTAGAATGATCGACGGGATAGCTGGATGAACCGCTGTTGCTGGATCAGCAAGCAACTGAACGCCCAGATCATCGACCTCCCACATCAATTCGAAATAATCGCCTGCGTTCATTTTTAGCAGAAAATTCCACGCAGCGACAGTTTCTGTGTTGTTGCCCTGAATCCGAATGACCGTGGAGCTATCAGGAACGTTCGTCCCGTTCTTGCGAGGCCATATCCAGATGCGATGAGCGCCGCCGCCTGATGTGTTTACGACCTGTGCGGAGAACTGAACGTTATAGATGTTAGCTCGGTCAACATAGATGCGCGACGTGGGGCTTCCACGAGTGACACCGAAAGAAAGATCGGTCGTGTCAAACGTCATTGCATAAGCAGTGTTTATAACCGCAGCGGTTTGATCGGTTGTATCATAAAATGAACCGAAGCGAGGTGCGATAAACTCTTTAGGCGGTGGCGTCTGCTGCAATGCCGCGATCTGGTCTTGTAAATCGTCGATCTGTTCCGTCGATGCCGAAGCCGGTGCGCGATCCAGAAGCTCTAACGCAGCCTTCAATGCCACAATCTGGGCGAGAGCATCATTTGCATCTGCACCCGCATTGCCAGCCGCAAGACTAATATCGTCAAGCGTCACCGTGGAAATGGTGTCAACGGTGGCAAACAGCTTTTCGAACTGCTTGATCTGCTCGAAGTCCTGGAGGAACGAGGCAAGCTGGTCGCGGGTTAGCTTCAGTCTCGGCGGGACAGCCATTAGAACGCCAACGGCTCTAGTGCCGCCTCCAGTCTCACGAAGGACAGGTGAGCATCGCTTGTGCCCTGAAAGCGTTGAATGCGCCAGTTACGCATCCATCCCTGTTGGAACCATACCAAGCGTTTAGCCCTATCGCCCTGCTTGCCAGCCTTGATGAACTTCTGTTGGCTCCACGTCTGCCCGTCTGTCGAATAGCTTGTGTTGATTGTCGGATCTTCACCAAATGCCACAGAGCCGGTCAGCGAAACCAATTCCAGATTCTGGAAGATAACGCCCCGGCCTTCGTTATAGACAATCGTTGTGCCAAATTCCCAGCGCACCTTTGAACCCCAGTGCGTCGATATGTCTTGAACAAGATAGCCCACCTGATTGCTTGCGGGATTGCCGACCAGCCACTTGTCATAGCACCAGACGAAGTTCTGTGCGCGATAGCGAGAGAAGCCAACCAGTGAAGTTGTCAGGGTGAACCAGACAGGCTCCCCAAGGG